CGGGGAGATCTCTATATCAAGAAACATGTGGACTAACTTCGCATTGCATAGGAAACATCCTAACCGGTGCGTAACCATAACTAGCATTACGGGGGCTAGATGCTGCTTTGCGAGCAGTATGAACTTGATAAGAGATCTCCAGATCCGGGCGGCAGCTCAGCAGAAAGAAACTGCTGGCGGTGGTGCTTAAATAACATCACTGTGAAACAAAGACGTCACCAGAAGCAACGGTGACGGTGTCCACTGAGGGTTAACTAATGACTGTGTCTATCGGTCCGCGCAATCGTGATTATGGTATTTCTTTGAATTCTGATCTAACGATCATCACGCTTAGAAACTACGTGGAGTATTACTATCCTCGTATCCATACCATGGTGCCGCATCGAGAAGCGCAGTTAAAAGTGAACAACCCGTGGCGGCAGCAGAAACCCGCCACGTTGGACCCCACGGCACGAACGCTCAACTTTTGGAAGCGAATCTACCCCATCCTTGACTTCACCACCCCTCCAGGGGGCGGCGGTTTTCACGAACGCCGTATCGGACCTTGGTCCGAAGCGCTGAATGATGAATGGAATGACCGTTACCTAAGCCCCATTTATTTCGAATGGGACGAGCAATTACGTACCGAAGCAATCCTTGACGCTTTATCAAAGGTTAAGGACCAAAAGTGGAACGCTGGAGTGGCTCTTGCCGAGTCCGAAGGCGTAGCGCAGATGGCCGTTGACTGCATGCAGTTGATCGCGAAGACCCGAGTCGCCCTTCGCAAAGGTGACTTTGGACAAGCGTACCGTGATTTCCGGGCGAAGACGAAATATATGTCTTATCCGTCCTGGAAACGCAAGTACTGGCGTGACGTTCGTCACGTTCAGTCCGTGCGTGAGTCACAGAACATCCCTAAAGGATGGCTGTACTATCACTTTGGCATCGCGCCGACGATCGCAGATATATCTGATGCCGCTGAAGCACATCAGACGAAACTAGCTGATTTGTTGTATGAATCTGCTCCTTTTGTGGTTGGTTATGCGAAACACACCTATCGAAAATCGACGATGAGACAGTTTGCGAAAGTAGACTACTCCTTTCTAAGATCCGTTCGGGTTAAAATCCGGGTGTATCCGAAAGACACGATGGTAGGTAAGTTGTCTGAGTTGGGTTTGACGAACCCGCCAGAGGCATTGTACAATCGTATGCCTTTCTCTTGGGTTGTTGACTACTTTTCTACATTCGGAAAGTGGTTAGGAGCCCTTGATACGTCCCTCGGTTGGAACTTCGCAGACAAGTGGGAAGAGTGCTGGCGTGTAAATGCTAGATCTCTGATCACCCCTGTGAGTGGTTACGGCGGTGTAAAAATCGCTTTCCCCGTTGAAAAAGGTTCTATCCGACACAAGAACATCACGAGAAATGTACGTGGTGATCTGTATGGTCCGATGGGATCAATCCTCCCTACGTGGAAACGTAGGGGGCCATCCATTCAGCAAGTATCTAATCTGCTGAGTGTCCTTGCAACGTCTATGCGTTCTACTATACGCCCCTAGACTTACCAGAGGTACAGAACTATGGCTATCGCCGATATCGTTGTCGCTGACGCGACGACTCCCACTCCCGTCAATCATTACTTCGTGCCGATTGCTGATGGCAACGAAGCTCGCTACGTGAACGACGATGACGCCCAGACCCTCGCGGGTCAGGAAACCATCGGTTTCAACGTGAAACGTGCGACTGACGGGAAGAGTGCCAATGTGGTCCGGATGACCATGTGGGACCCTAAAGAGGTGTTGGGCCCGTCGGGAACATACCTGGTGGATCATGGCAACAGTGCTGACACGCGCTTCAACTTCGCCCAAAAGGCGACGTACCAAGAGCGTCTCGACACGGTCACTATGCACATTAACGCATTGATCGCCATGAAGTCTGCAATTGTCGGCCTGCAGCCGCAGCTCTGATGAGCCGCGGTTCCGCAGCGTCGCATATGCGACCCCTTTCCGCTCACGCGGATGACCCCGATATTGTTAGAATAAGCAATATCGTTCGAGGAGTATTACAATGCTTTCGAAACCTCCTAGCCCTTGCAGGGCTTCTTTTGATTGTGCTTCTTTTGACCTTGGATCGCACCTCAGACATGTCTTTGATATTGTCGGGTACGACCCCTCGGAGCCTACCGAAGTCGGCAAACCAGGATCCTACCACGGCCAATCAAGGCGTGGTGGTTCTTCCTATTCGTTCGCCATAAAGCACTTCGGCCGAGAGGTCATGACTAAGTTTGACGACGAGAAGTCGGAAACTGATGTCATGAAAACCAAGGCTGCGCTCCGTCGTTTTGAGGAGGCAGAGGAGTTGTGTGCCGCTACCAACAGGCGTTTTCACAAGTACTTACTTGGCCACCGACCCGCCAATGAGCGGGTCGCGCGTACGATGATTCGTGCGCGTGAGAAAATCGGAAACCTTTTGTCACAAGTGAATTGGTCGCGGGTCAGAGAAGGGTGTACCTTTACGTCCGGCAGCAGTGTTACACTGCCGAGGAGTCGAAGTACAGCTATACACAAATACTCGACTAAAGTCGAGAGCACAAACCACGCTTTGAGCACCGTGTCTGAGATATTCTCTCAGATCCCTGCGTTAACGGGAGGCATTGCCGACGGCTCTGGGATTTTGATCGTCCCAGGGAACAAGCTCACCTGTGTTCCGAAGAACTACAAGGTACACCGCATGATTGCCGGTGAAGCCGACGGAAACATGTATGCGCAGAAGGGTCTCCACCAGGAGATCCGACTGTTGCTGCGTCACGTTGGCGTAGACCTTAGTGATCAGACAACTAATCAGGATTTTTCCCTTCTCGGGTCAAAGACTGGTTTGGTCGCGACGGTTGATATGAGCATGGCCTCCGATACAGTATCTTATACTGTTGTTGAGTGGTTTCTCAGCCTTGTCCCTGACGTGTTTGACTACCTTGACAGGTGTCGTAGCACTAGTGGGAAGTTCACTGATCGTGTGGTAACATACGAGAAGTTCAGCTCTATGGGAAATGCCACGACATTCGAAGTTGAAAGCCTGATTTTCTGGGCCTTAGCTGCTGGTGTCTGTGACGTCGAACAAGCTGATTCGCGTTTTGTTGGTATTTACGGCGATGACGTCGTGCTGCCAAACAGGTGCGTACCTCTATATTTTGAGGTTCTCGAGGAGTGTGGCTTTAAGCCCAACGTTGATAAGACGTTTTGGGATAAAGGTTACGCTCACACGCAACTGTTCCGTGAGAGTTGTGGAAAACACTACTTTAACGGAGAAGACGTAACACCTGTATACATCCGCAAACAGCCTAAGTCGCTACTTGACTACTTTCACCTTGTGAACAACTTGGTTCGGTGGACAAGACGGCTTGAGCAACTTAGCGATGCCCCTTGCCTTAAACGGCTGTGGGATTACATAGCTAAGCTCAGGGAAAACACTCCTGAGCAGTGGGTGAAACCTCGGATCCCCGATGGCTTTGGGGATGGTGCCTTTATCGGCACGTTTGACGAATGTGCTCCTTCTACGTACAAAGGACGAAAGTCCATGTGGGTTGAGGGGTACCGAGTCGAAGTTCTTACCGAGCGCTTTGATCAAGCGATCGGGAGATCAGCAGCCGGCTTCCCGCTTAAGCGGGCCAGGAAAAACATGTATATCGATGGTCGAAAGACTGTTGTGTCTGTGCTAACTCCTGTAGAATCGAAAGAGGAAAAGAAGGCCGTTGCATCTGTGACGCCGCTTGGCTTCGCATTAGCATCTCTTGAAAAACTTGAGAGAAATGCGGACCAAACGATGGTACGGAACACGCTGCGTCGCGTCAGCCCTAAGATCGTTGCATTGATCTACGCTAAACGCGAACTAGCGACTGAGGGCATGTCGATAGAACTTAAGTCGACTCGCCAGGTAGTACCTTCGATGCTGACGGTGCCATTGTCAGTGTCTTGGTAGACACTTGTAAAATTGGACCCATACCTGGGTGGAGCGTCGTGAGACGTCTCCGTGAGAACGGC